TCCATGCTTTGTGTTATTGTTTTCATAGTTCTTTATACTTTAAGTTTCTGTCTGTGTAGAAATGGCTAGGGTTTGAACAATGCTTGTTGCCACAGGACATTTTGATGGCTAAATGATCTATGGGTTCGCCATGTAGTTCCATATACAATAAGCGATTGCTTTGTGTCATTTGGCGTTCTTCATTTTTGTAAGCACCAAAGATATTGCCGTGGTCATTGCTACTGCCAATCCAAGCCCAGCACTTATCTATGTCTGTTTTGACTATGCGTTTGTGCAGTAGTTCTGTATCCCACGACCAATTGCCAATTCGATGTGTGATATTTCTTTTTGGACCTGGGCTGTATCCCTTTGGTCTTCCAATTGGTTTCTTTTCTTTCATTATTTGCCTTTCGTGTTATGTGTATTTATGTAATAATTCATAATGAATTTAAATCTATGTATTTTATAGATTCTGCTGGAATACCCATTTCTTTTAATGTTTGTTCTTGTTCATAGGTAATCCATTGTAACCATTTTTTATGATTACAGCAATACAATCCTCTATGAACATCATTTTTACTACTTTTAATTAATAAACTACAATGTTCATGTTCTTTGTTTGTAAGAGTAATATTAAGTAATTTAATCTTATCTGCGTTCCAACCGCTAACTTTTTTGTGTGAAATATACATTTCTATGCCTTTCTAAAAGAAGTAATACACAAGGGTATATTACTATGTGTTTTCCTTCAAAGTATTTCTAAATCCAATTCTATATCAAATCCAGTTTTAGTCCTAACAAAATTCCTTAAAGAAATTTGATCTACTTCATTTTCACATACCCAACCATCATGTTCTGTAAAGAACTTGTTATTGGTTTCTGTCAAATAATCAGTAATAGCACTAAGAACTCGCATCTCCAAAGCAAAATACAAATTCCATTTCTGTTTACCTGTTATAGCACAAGTTCTTTGTTGACCTGTTTTAGTTGTATAAGTTCTTTTTTGTAATGTGGGTTTGATGTAATCCCACATAATTTTAATTTCATCACGAAGTCCTGAAATAAATGGATCTTGTTTTAAGTAATGAATTCTCGCAATATCTCCTTGTAATAATTGATAGATATCACTGTCTTCATGTAGTCCTAATCTAGCACCTGCAAAAAGGGCATTGATTATTTCTTTGGCAAGTTCAGGAGTTATCTCTGCTCTTTGTGCCAATTCATTTCTTACTTGAGTTCTGTCTTTGAGATATGCTTGTATATTTGGTAACCACAAATCCATGGGTCCTTGTAGCCATAATGCTCTTTTGTTGTTTTGGGGTCCTACTTGTTTTATTGAATCAAGCACTTCTGGTATTTGTTGGCTATGTTGTAATAGTAATCTAGGAGCACAACATTGAATGTCATATTGATATTTTAAATTACTATCGCTGAATACTTTACGCTTTACTTCTCGTCTTACTCGTTGTAATGGATGCCAATTTCTATTTGATTTATTTTTATATTTGAATACCTTAGTGCTGAGTTCTTCGTTAAATTCTTCTTTGGCCCAATCAACAGCATTGACTTGTAATACACATGTAGACATTGAGCCAGTTTGTAAACTACTAACTCCTTGTGGATTTAATTTATATTTCTTACTAACATGACTTAGACTGCTGTAATGCTGATCAGTGCAAATCAATAATGTATCTCTTAGATATTTTGATAATGGATTACTGCTAATACCAAAATATCGGTCTATATAACGAGTGCTCCAACTGCGTTCTTTAGTTTCGCTAAAACAAGCACAGGCAAATCCAATGGCTCGTTTAATTCGTCTTGCTACTCTAGGATCATTAAAGTTTGGTGTGTAAGTCATTTTTTACCGCCAAACAACTTATCAAAGTCAGGTGTAGTGGATTTTTTCATGCCCTGTTCTTCAAATACTATTCTTGGTATTTCGTAGATGTCACTCATTAATTGACTGAGTTCTTCAATACCATCACACTGTCTTGGACTTAGGTCTCTGCGTTTTGGGTCTTGCTCTAACTTATCAAGTATACCTTGTGCAAAACTTTTTGGTGTGTTATGCTCATTGTTTACCTGTGGCTGGCGTGGCAGTTTATCATTGGGTTTATTAAACCATTGTTTGAACTCTGGTCTTGGATCTGCGTTTTCCAAACAGAGATAACCTAGCATAACGGTTTTGAGCCAATGCTGGTCTTCAAATTTAACTGTGCGTAGCGTGTCTTTAGTGTTAACACCTACTCGCTTTTTGTAAGTGATAGTTTCTTTTGTCATAAGTCTTTCTTTCTATAAAAATGTATTTGCCAAATACTTGTGTTAAATGTATTTATGTATTATAGTCTATTTCTTAGAGTTAGTCAACAGAAAATTTAGCCAAAAAAAAAGCACCAAATAAATGGTGCTTTTTAATCTAGCATTGCGCTAGAATGTAGGGGCTTTTTGAGGCTTCATATACTTTGGCAAATAACGAGAAAGGAATGTCTTACGACATACAACACTTGCCCCTACAATGTATTTAGTTTAATTCTTCTAACTTTCTTTGCCGCAGAAGTATTTCTTTTTGAAGTTCGTGGCGTAGTTCTTCATCAGTCATTTCAGCACGAACTATCTTAATGGCTTCAGCAATCTCCATACCAGTGTATAAACGATACATTTCTCGTATCTGTGTTAAGCAGTCTTGGTTCATCCAATCTCCACAGAATTAATTTTAATGGTTTGGTTCTTTGGTGCTGGAACTTCTTCTAAGAAAAGTTTTTTAGCAATCTCAGCATTGGGCACCGTTGTAATCACATACTGTTTACAGCGTTGTGCTGGTAGTAGTGTGTAAGTAATGATGTAGTCGTTCATTTTATTTTCCTGAACAATAAACAATTTTCACAGCATCATAGTCACTGACATACTTGGCCAATTCGCCCTTGCCCATTCTGTGAGACTGCATTTGAATTGCCATGCGGCTTGTATTCACTGCGGTAGTGTCCCAGCGATGTTTATCCATGCATTGATCCAATTCACTAGGTGCTTTGGCTACAACAGGCTGTGGTTCTTTTTTAATTATAGGTAAAGCAATAACCAAACCAATAATAGCACCAAATACTATTATTGCAACCGTGCCTTTAGTTTCTGTTTTCATAATAAATCCTCTGTGTGTGTTAAGTGTGTTATGTTCTACGCTGAACATAGTAAATATTATACTACGTTCAGCATTTTAAGTCAATTTATGCAGGAACTTTGCCTACCATATATTTTGCAGGGACCTGCTGTTTGATAGATGATTTCATATATGAATAATATTGCTTTTCGGTTTTGAAGCAATCAATATTACAATTCAAACTCAAATCAAAGTTAATCATAAAACCAGTATCGGTAATGTCCCATCCTGTAAAATATGGACGATCAATATAATGATTATCAATCCAGCGATAAATGCCAGATTCTGTTAAATCAGTATCAATAAACAGATCAGCGGTGCCATCTGTATTAATGTCTGCTTTGACGAGGTTAATGTAAGCCATTTTGTAATCTCCTGATTAAAGTTAAGTTATACAGAACAGCACCTTACTGCCCTGTATGTATGTATTATAACACCGAATTCAATTAGTGTCAATTAAATGCAACAATCAAGAACCATCTTGTAGTCAGCGAATGAGCAAGGCTTGCCCGCCCAATGTTTAGACAAGATATCTTTAATAAATTGGCGATTCAATATACGCTCTAATCTATCTGCTTGGTCATTCAATACACGACCAATGACAATCTGGCCCACCATCATACTCATAAACAATGCAGGGTCTTGATTGAAGATTTCTTCGCTCATAATTACATCATCGCCGTTGGGCACTATTACTTTATTAGCCATTTAGTTCTCCTTGAACTTGTTGTTGAAGTAGTTATTATAACATCAAAACTAATTTAGGCCAATTAAAAAAACCTGCCATAGCCATGCCGCAAACGCAGGAAAAGTGTTGTGTTTTTACAACATTTTCGTATTTTAGTCTAATTTGCACCGTCTGGGGGTCTACATACTACTAGTGTATTAATAATACTAAATTATACCATAGTAATTTCGTATTAGTTGACACAAAAGAAAGCCCGGGAAATATGCCTAAAACCCGGGCAGTCTCATTTTCAAGGATATACTCAAAGCCTGGTCAAAAACTTTAAGCACTAGTATTTATGTAAACTCTCCTTGTGGCATGTTGTCCCTGGGCTTGCCCAACGTAGGAGTAATATCTATTTCAAACTTAGTTTGTAGTTCTTCATAGTAGCCCATGGTAAACAATCGTTCTTCTGCGGTTTGTTCTACGGCACAGGCTCTAGTGTGTAGAAGTGTGCGTTGAGTTCTAAGTTTGCTGGGTCTGCGTGGCACAGCCCAACATTGTTCAAATGGCAAAGGATCAGCCCATGCCAAAAACTCTTGAAGTTTTTCATCGGGCACATAGTAAACTGTCCACCAACTATTTGATTTTTTATCTTGATAAAATACTTGATCTTCTATTACGGGACAGTCCCATGGTAGTGCATTAAGCACAGCATAGTTGTAGTTGTCTGGTTCAGGTAAACTGTAATCAGTTATAGTAGTTAAAGGTCTAGTCCAACCAATGTGTTTTGCTATTGCGATCCTAGGATCGGTGATGGTAATGTTTCTAGGCATTACCCATTTAGAGTCTCTTTTCATACTACTACTTAGTGGGTAATAATATATCCTATTACAGCCAAAATAGACGCTGTAATTGTGCCTATTGTAGCAGTTAACTGTATGAACCGAGAATTACTTTGTTTTTCCAATAACAATTTAATGTCACTGAAACCTGCCTGCATCTGTGCTTTGAGAGCGGAAAGGTCACTTTCCACTTTGTTAAGTCTTGTTTCTAAAGCATCGAACTTATCTTCAATACCCTTGTAACGAATGGCGCATATTTCTACATGCGTGGCTAGATCTCGTTCTTCTTGACTCATTTTACGCTCCTACTGGCACTACCGTTAAAATAACACTGGGGATTGCTGGTATAGGTGCCGCTGCCGCAACATAGTCTAATAAGACATTGGTATCATTAGCCGCCCAAGCAAGTTCATAGTAATCACCTGCTGAGGCACTGACAATATAATTCCAGGCTGCCATAATTCTATCACCGTTGCCAGCAATTCTGGTATCACCTGCTGAATCGGCTACTGCTGTGCCATTCTTCTTTAACCAAATAAATGCGTTGTGTGCTCCACCTGTTGTTTGATTTAACTGAGCACTGAACTGAATGTTATATATGCCAGCATTAGCCATAGTAATACGACTGAGTGTTGTGCCATTAGTGACAATACTAATGCCATTGCTGATACCTGTGTTATTAAATGACATTAAGTTTTCTGCGTTGGCCACAGGATTAGTTTGATCCTGTGTGCTGTATGCTTCAATGTATTGTCTGCCATAACTAATCTGCCCGCCAACTAATGGATTACCTGCTGTGTTTGTCAATGTGGCTGTTGTGCCATTCAATACCAAATAATTATTACCAGCACTACTTTCCAAAGTAATAGTATCACTGCTTATAGCAGCCACAGTTTTAGTTAAGTTTAGTAAGTTAGTGCCATCACTGTGTTGAAACAAGTTTTGGTCACTGTTGTATTGTGCCAATGTATTGCTTAAACTACTTCTTATACTGACAGTATTTGTGCCAGTGTTAGTAGTTAAAACTTCAAATACATTACCGCTAACACTGGTAGTATAATCTTCTGTAGTTTTAAATCTAACAATACCAGTGCCACTAGTTGTGCTTGTTCCAATAGCACCTGTTTGACCATTTACTTGAATTTTAAATATTTCGTCATTGAGTTTTAATGGTGCTCTACGATTTGTTACTACACTTTTTCTTGAAGTAGTAACAGTCATACTGTTACCACTGCCCTTTAAACCATAGTCATCTGGACCTGCAACCATGGCCACAGGTGTGCCACTGCTACCTAATAATACACCTGCTGTTTGGAATGTAGATGCTATTGTGTAAGTTCCAATACCGCCTGCTGTATAAAAATTGATAGCAGTTGCTGCCAATGGTGCTGTTAAATTGTTGCTGAGTGTAATAGTTGTTCCACTGATAGTAATAACAAATGTATTAGCAGGAATACCAGCGGCAACAACGAATTGTCCTTCATCAATACCAGTAGCACTAGCCACAGTAATTGTTGGTGTGCCACTTGTGCCAGTAGCAGTTGTAGTTGCTATGGCTGCACTAGTTGCTGTTTGTTGACTTTGAATAAAATATGGAGTAGTATTGCTTAATGCTGTGGCACGAATTAATTGGCCGCCACCTGCGGCACCAGCGTTTGTAGTTCCATATAGCACACCACTGCTTACTGCTGTAACAGTTAATGTGTTACCAGCGGCACCTGCGCCATTGTCAATATAGCCTGTAAAACTACAAGTATCTTGATTGGTAACTCCAGATATACTTAAACTTAAACTTGGTATTTGAAATGTGCCACCACCTCTGCCTTTATAAACAATATTACCAGCAGTATTAACAAAAGTATTATCACCAGCATCAATATTACCTGTGATCCAGTTTAATTGACTGTTGATTGGAACTGTAACAGTATTCACTGAAGTAGTTGATGGAGCGCTTTGTCCAGTGAGAAAACTAACTTGTCTACTTGTAGCACTGAATTTATTGCCAGGTGGTGTTGTTAAAAATAAAAACCTACCACCACCTGCTGTAGTGCCAACACCTGTAATAGTTGTTGAACTAACTGCTGGAGGATTTGTTCCAACACCATTGTAATTTATTGATACTGTATAAGTTCCAGCACCACCAAATGTGTTTGTGCCATATGCTGTAATAGTTGTGCCAGCAACAATGCCTGTGCCAGTTAATAATTGTCCAACATGAATTGCACCGCTGGTAACTGCTGACACAGTCATAGTAGTTCCACTGATACTACCTGTAAATACACTGGTTTCAAAGGCAGCGGCTTCTGCTGTTTGTGCTACTAAACCTGTTTGTAATCCAACACCGTTTTCACTACTCCATCTACTACCATCATAATAACCACCAGCCATAGTGCCCACACTTGCATTAGCGGCATTAACTGCTGTAGGTGTTACTCTAGTTCCACGGCTAGATTCTAAAACAAAGTTAGCAACACCAATAGTATTGCCTGTAGCATTATTGCCGCTGTTTAGTCCGTATTCTCTAACTACAACACGACCGAGTCTATTTGTTGTAGAATTATCAAAGAAACCTGCTACTGCACTTTGTGTAGAACTTAGATTGGTGTTGAAAACTAATACATCACCATTACTATCTATTGGTTTACCGCCACCTGTTATTGTTTTAATTGTGCGTTGTCCGCCACCTGCGGCATATAATACGCCACCTGATGAATATGCTGTTGTTGTAATATTAGCATAACTTACTGAAGTGTTTGTTACTGCTGTTACTACAACTGTGCCATTATAACCAGAAGGAGTTATACCTACTACTATAATAGTTTCACCAACTACAAATGGAATAAACCCTGGATCTGTAAATGTTATTGTTGCTGTGGTTCCATTACCACTGGCACCGGTTACAGTATAAACACCACCTACTTGCATGTTGTTATTGACTCTGACTTCACCAGTCATAGATGTTAATGAATCGTCAATGTATAGAACGGCTTGTCCAGAAGTAGCATTACCACCTGTTGATGTCATCCTAACATCAAAGTCTGGACTACCTGCACTACTGTGAAAATCGATGTATGGACTGCCTGCTATTGCTCTACCAGGCTTACCAATTTCAATCTTACCATTATCGCCTGGACCTGCTTCAATAACTACTTGTCCATCTTCACCACTGTCAGTGGTAACACTGCCAGAAGTAACAATATCACCTGTGGTAGCATCTATTGTTGCTACAGTATCGCCTACTGCGAGACCAAATTTTACTTTAAATTTTTCGTTTGCCATAATTCACACAATCCTTATGTTTAATCTAAACTAATTCTGGCTACTGTAAATGTAGTTGAATTAGAACTTATTGGGTTAGCAAGAATAGAAGTTACTCCGCCTGTGCCCGTTACTGTAAATGTCGCTAATGCTACACTTGAATACATTTCAGCATATGTAGTTAAGAATCCAGTAGTTCCGCTACGGAACGCTAATGCTTCTAACATATGCACTTCACCTGTGACATTGTCAATAATTTTGATAATTGCTTTTTGACTTACTCTTGTAGTGCCACTTATTTGCACAGGGGTTCCTGCTACAGTTGTTGTAGTTGTCTGCGTATTGTAAGTAGATATACTATCTACAATATAACTGTCTGCATTAACATCATTATTAACTAATAAATCATAGCCAATAGTTGTAGTGCCGCTAACAGTTGAACCAATATTGGTAGCAGTTGCCGCACCACCTATGTTTAATGTAGTTGCTGTGGCGTTTAATAAATTAAATGTTGTTTGCGTAGTAGTAAGGTCATTGCCGTTTACTGCTAAGTCATTAGGTAAAGTAGCACCTGTGCTATCAAATTCAGCAACCAATGTATTAGTTGAACCATTGTCAATACTTGTGCGTAATTCTATTTGCGGAACTGTTGCGCTATAAACACCAACTACACTAGCATATTGATTTGATTGTCCAGCACTACCGCTTGGAGGTGCTTGTGTATCACTGACAACTTGGAATGATAGTGCAACACCTGCTCCGTCAGCATAAGTTCCAACGCCCGGTGTGCTAGGTGCCGCATTGCTATAATCTTTGCGTAGATATAATGATGTATTAAATCCTGCTATTGGACTTAATGGACGATAAACAAATGCATTTCGTTCAAGGGAATCAGTTGTAATAACTCTATTCTCATTGATCCATTCGCCATTTAAGTATGACAACAACTGACCATTGTAAAATGGTGCTGTTAAATCAGCATTGATAAAGTCATACCATGTTGTGCCGTCAGCACTCCATTCAAAACTATCAGTGGTTTTATTCCAACGAATGGCAGCATTGACAGCACCTAAACGACCAAAAGTTAAATCTACATCAACATCTGCTTTGTCGCTGTTTAGTGTAATATTATCACCAACAGTTAAATTGTTAGGAATACTTGTGTCACCGACATTGTCTAACAATATAAATTCATTAACTACTGTGCCATTACCACCATACCAAGGCACACCAGTGCCTGGACTTGCTCCATTATATTGACGCACATAAATTTGTCCTCCACTGTTGGTGAGTCCAGAATTATCACCTGTGGCAATTTCTAAATAACCTTCATCATCTGCTGTGCTGCCTGCACCAATAAACCAAGGATCGTTTTGGCTACTTCTGCCTCTAATACCATATTGAGGATTAACATCTGCTGATTGCTCTTCAAATGTTATAAATGGCTGTGTTGCCGCTATGGCTTGACCATTTAAGTTTATATTACCACCATTAACAGTTAAGTCATGTTCAATAGTAGTTACACCAGTTGTGGCACCAATATTAACTGCTGTAGCCGCACCAAAAGCGTCAATTGTTAATGCGTTAGTGTCAAACACTCTAGCCGCTGTCTTTGTTGTTGTTATATCTGCTACTACACCAGTGTTGTCACCATTAACTGCTAGATCGCCTTTGACCACTGTAGTAGCACTTCTAATTGTTGTTGTGCCCGCACCTGCTACAGCACCATCTACACCAATGGTTATATTAGTGGCTGCACCAAATGCATTTACAGTAGTTGCCACTGTGTCAAATACTTCTTGAGTTGCATTAATGCCCACTAATTCCTCAGATTTAATAACAACTTGACTACCACCGGTTGGACTACCAATGTTAACTGCTGTAGTAGCACCATTACCAAGGTTAATTGTAGTTGCTACAGTATTGAATACATTTTGTGTTGCAGCAATGCCCAATAATTCTGATGATTTAACAACAACTTTACTACCACCTGTTGGACTACCTAAATTAAGTTCTGTGTTTGCACCATTACCAATATTAACTGTGGTTGCTGTGGCATTGAATAAACTTGCAGTTGTTTGCGTAGTAGAAATGTCACCACCATTAACTGCTAGATCTCCTGGCAATGTTGCCTGTGCTGAAGTAAAATTACCAACTGAAACAAATGGACCAGTAGTATTGTTATTGATATTAGTATTAAGCGAAATGGATGGAGTAGCCGCATCCCAATATGCATTTATTTGTCCGATTTGATTTACTACTTGGCTATTACTTTGTAATTGTAATCCTATACCAACACCATCATTGGTAGTGTAAGCAGTAGCACCATAATTCTTACGCAAGAATAAAGCACTATTAGGACCAGCGCCGCTGTTGTTATATTGTAAAACAAATCTATCATTTGCTGACGCTGATGTAATTGTGTTATTAGCAGTCCAAGCACTACCATTCCAATACAATACTTGACCCTGTGCTGTGCCATCTGGAATGTTATCTGCCACAGTTGAAATTGTAATTGTGTTAGCATCTGTTCTAACAATGCTCATGTTAGTGCCTGCGGCAAACTTAACACTATCAGTAAAACCTGCTGTGTTAGCCAATGTTAGGTTAGCACCACCTGTGGCTGTTGTTGCACTAATGTTATAATCAGCACCAGGAATAGCACTGACATCACTCCAATACAAATTGCCGTTACCGTCTGTGGCTAAAACTTGGAATGTTGTGCCGTCTGGACTTGGAAATGTATAGTTTGGTAAACTCAGTGTGCTTTGTAGTGTTACTTCACCTACAAGCAATGTGTTGCCTTGAACAGTTAAGTTACCGCCTACATTCAAATTTCCTGTGACGCTGCCTGCTCCTGCATTGGGAACACTTAGTCCTGAGGCGTTATACAGAGTGGTAAAGTTACTTGAACTTACTTCACCCGTATTCACCGTTGATTCATATAAACTTGGCATTGTTGTCGTCCTTACTTAATGTTATATTGGCGATACTGTCTTGGTTGCCAAATGCTGGATAATCTAGTGTGTCCGCCACTCCATTTACCCAAGTTGTTTTGATCCGTTACAGCATCCCAAGCAAGTCTAAACTTTGTTTCATAAGTGCCTGCATCTGCTTCATTGTGACGCTTGATATAGTATTCGCGCAGAGTTGAGTAAATGTAACCTTCTGGCCAAGTTTGTAATACTGGATTTGTTTGAGTGTTTAAGTCTGTTAGTTTGATGTTGGTAATATTACCTGTTGTTGGTATTGTGCCACCTGTGACTGTTACTGTTAATTGTGTTGAACTATCTACACTAACAACGGTGATAATACCGCCGTTGCTGATAGTTCCAGTGCCGTCTACTGCTGTTAGTCTATCACCACTGACTACACCAGCAGTATCTACTAAGTTAGTAAGAACCACTGTCCAAGGACTTGACGCACCAGTTACTGAAAATACTGTGCCTGTAGCACTGACTAAAATATCTGCTACTGGGCTAAACAAGATTGGCCATGCTTTGTAGTAATACATGTTAATCAAGTCACCTGCAGAAGCATATGGTAAAAACTTATACTTCTGTGCTACTTCACTGAACTTGCCGCGAATAACTGCGGGCACATTAACTGGACTTAGATACAACTGAGCAATCATGCCCTGTGTAATAATATCTCTGTCACCAATACGGTCATAGACAATCCATGGACCTGTTTGACTGCTTGCGCCTTCACCTGGAGGACTTTGGAATACTACTTCGCCACTTACTGTGGCTGTGTTAACAGCACTTAGTGTTATTACTAATCCAGTAACACTGACAATAGTAGCACCCGGAGCAATACCAGTGCCTGTGACTAAAAATCCTGCGCCTAATGGTCTACTTGTTGCGGCTGCTAGTGTAATAGTTGATTGACCACTTGTGCCTGTTGCTGTTGCTGTAGTTAGATATTGAATACCTTGTTTGAAAAACAAGATTGGTTTATTCATATCACCAGGAATTGGAATACCACCCTCAGCATCTACAACACCAATGTATTGTGGATCATAAGGATCACTACGCAATGCTGGTAACTCAATGTTACGCATTGATAACTCACCAAGGAAAATACATTGCTTGATTTCTGCTGTGTTTGTGCTGCCTGTAAAGTCTTTGATATAATCTACAAGCGCATCGGCTGTGGGAACGGTAAACATGGATTAATGTCCTCTAAAATATTTTTTCTCACCCTTTTTAGTTGGGTAAGCAACTGCAACTGGAATAGGTAGTTTACCACCTGGGTAGCAAACATACTCTGGGTATTCTGTTTCAACTACACGATAAAACTGCGCTTTAAGTGTTCTGTCATTTTTAAGTGCATTCCATGGAATACCATCAAAGTATTGATCACTGATACGAACTGCAATAACTGTGGGCAAGTCCATCCATTTGAATGATAACTTGCCATCATCGCCTATTGGTGCCATTGGATCTGGAACACCTGCTTCAGCGGCAGTTCTATAGTTTCTAACTGCTTGTTTAATTGCTTCTGTGTTTTGCTGTTCTCGTTTGATGTAAAACTTACCATCTTCACGACCAGTAGTAACAATGATATTACCACTTTTGTTTGCGGCTGTTCTTGTCCAATCGCCTTTCATACTGCGATACAAGTCATCGTTTTGAAGTAGTTTGTCTGCCACGCCATTGTGGCTGGTAACAACACCGCCATGATCCTGGCGGTAATAGTTTAAGTCTTTTTCTGGATCGCTGTCGTCCAGATATTCAGGTTGATTGTTGCTCATAGTATTATTTAGCGTTTCTAAAGTCAGTAGAAAAGGCTCCGAAGAGCCTTTTCATATTACATTAATTCAATTAAGAATTAAGGAGTAACATCACCAGGGCCGATGTTAGTGCGGCTTACATAAGCGGCATTACGAGCACCAGGTAAAGCACTTTGTGCGGCTGTGCCAGCAACGATGTTGTTTAGAACACCTACGCCTGCTGGGTTACGAACAATCAAAGTTCCTTCCATGATGAACTGATCTAAACTAGCATCAGCATTACTGAATACTTCGTTGTTAGGACCTAGGTCACGCAAACTACCCCACTGAACAACATCTTCATTCAAGAAGTAAATTGCGTTAGCGTTTACAGAATCCATTATCCAACTGTCGAATATCTCATAAGTGTAGTTGAAGTCGCCTTCATAAGTTTGAATTGTGTCACCACGAGCAGAATCAACACGGTTGATACCACGACTCTGAGGCATGTTGTCACTTAGACTTGTGCGTAGGCTAGTAGGAGCAACTACTGTGCGGATTTTTGCGTTGTAACGCTGTTCAGCAACTGTTACCAACTGCTTGTATAGCGCAGGGCTAAACAATTGGTTAGTAAATGAACCGCTTAGGAAAGAACTTCCGTTTGCGTAAACGCGGAAAGCGTTACTTGCTTGAACTGCCACATCGGTGTCTTCATTGTTAACAAAAGTGTCAACACCAGTTAGTGAACCAGAACCTGCGGCTGGGTTAATAGAAATAGTGCCAGCGAATGCGTTCAATGAACCCATACGACGACCAGTTTGACCTGCTGGTAGACCAGAGGCTGTTCCTGTTTGACCAGCATACTTTGTGCCGATTTGGTCTGCGCGAACTAATTGTAGTTCCACATCAAACATCAATTCAATCAATTGCTTGACTTCTTGATATGCTTGTGGATCACCACCAGCCTGCATAACTGCGCGAGCAGTTCCAGAACTAGCAATAGTTGTGCTGAAAATCTGTGTGTAGTTACCTAAGTTGTAACGACTGTTAGATTCTGCGTTTGCTGTAGAAACAGCGGCACCTTCAACCTGTGCTTGAACGCCAGGTGTGCGATAAATGTCATCAGTCCACAATGGTAATGTGCTGTTAACTTTACGCTTTTTACTCATACACATGTTTAGAACAGGTGTATCATCTTTAACGCGATTGGACACATCTAGGTCCAAATCTTTGACAACGATATCCGCACCGTATGCTGTGGTTCCGTTACCAATTTGACTTGTTGTAATTTCTGCCATGTTAGGCTCCTATAAAATTATTTCCTACCGCCTCGAATACTCTGTAGTCGTTGCATTAGTAGGTTGTCACCGGCTTTTTTATCACCGGACTTGGCTTGTTCACGAAGTTTCTCAATGTTATCATTTGAACCTTTGTTAGTGTTGGAACTTCCTTTGCGACTTGTTAACTGCGCCATACTTGCACCAGCAGTTTTAGTTGAGGGCTTATCGCGATAGCGTAATCCATCTCTAACCAAACTTAACAATGCCTCATCGCCTGCGATAAGATCAATGTTTGGAATACCAGGCACTACTTCGCGTCTTGAGCCAGGATATGCTTTTTCAATCTTCTCACGAAGTTCGTTGTATACATACTCGTTTTTTAGTTCCTTATCCTGGAAATTTTTACGAGCAGTAGTCAAAGCCTCACCTACTTGCTGACTGCGAATTTGTTTGAACTGTTCTACGGCAGGCTGCAAACGATTAATGCTCTTTTGTTGCTGTCGTATATACTGTTCATTCTGTGCCATGTTTGCTTGGATCCTTGCGATATCCGCAGGGTTCGTCGCACGAGCCAACTGTTGTTGAAATGTATTTTGATAATTTTGTGTTTTAACAATTTCATCAAATGCTTTTTTCAACTTGGGTTGAACCGTAAATTCCATTGCTAGCGTAAGTTGATCTTGGCGTTGTTTTGCTTCATTAACATATTCGTCAAATTCTGCTCGTTCCACTTTCAACTGTCTTGCTTCTTCGTGTATTGCTGATCCTTGACCAAGAATAGATGCGGCTTTCTTAGCATCGATAACAACTTCTTTGCCATTCTTCATAAATTTGAATTTGGCATTTGGGTTCGATTCCGCGAACTCAATAAAGTCAATTAACTCATCTGCTGTAGAATTACTAGTGTCAGTGCTTACCTCTTCAGGGGCGGCTGCTTCGTAATTGTCGCTGTCATAATCTTCGTTGTTGGTATCACCAACTTCGGCTCCTTCATTGGGCGCCACAGAGGCTGAATCTGCTGCCGCATCATCTACTCCTGTTGCAGTTTGTTCGGTTTGCTGTCTAATTAGGTTACGCTGTGTGTTTTCACGCATAGCGGTCATTTTAGACGCAATACTATCCAAACTTGGGACTGCACTTTGATTAGTGACCGCACCTGTATCGGTGTTAGGACTTATCGTTGTTTCCATTTATTTTCCTTATTAAGTATTGGGCACTTGTTCAGTGTTACCAATACGGTTTTTTAAGTAAACAGCCCTCTTTAGGCTATTCACAAAATCATCAATGCCTGTTAACTCATTGCTTATGGCAACTCGTCTAGCATTGTCGTCTGGTTGATGACTGCGAATGGACGCTAATTCATCAGCGAGACTAAACTTAAAATGATGAACAAACATTGCTAAATCTTTGTTCTTCAATAATGCTTCAGCAAGACTACCATAGTGTCTAACTTGGTCTTTTTGACTTGTTGTTAGTTTACTGGGTTGACTCAAGTCAACTGTTAGTCTGCTGTTGTAAAAATCTATCGTATTATTATCTATCATATGCTATTCTATTATGTGTTTATTTAGCGTTATGAATAAACCTTTGGCTCGCCCATGGCCATGGCCATAAAGTCAAGTTGCGACTCAGCATCCTCACCAGCAACTTCTGCGGCAATCTGTTGTGCTCTAACCTGTGCCAATTCAGCATCAGCCAAATACTTCTTGTCTTGTGCGTTAGGTTGTTTGTTCTTTTGTGCTTCTTGTGCTTGTGCCATCATCTTAGCAATTTCTTCATCGCTAGGCAAGTAAACATCACAGTCTTTGACACTTAAAGTATACAATGTATCAGCATAAGGCTTTTTAATTTTCTTATACATCTCAGGTGTCATAACACCTTGTTGAACCATGTTTTGAACAGTTTGCATTAGTCCAGTTTGACACTTTTGAATAATTTGTAATCTGTTTAGTGCGTTTTCTTCACTCATCATACCTAGAGCAAGTTCTAAATTTAATTGCTTACGGTCTGTCATTGAAGTCATTTCATCCCATGACACATAGTCCATGAACTCTGGCTTCTTGTCTGTTCTACAAGTGCCTGCTAATTTCTTAACACCAAAGTCGTCACCGTATTGAATCAATGTGCGCCATATCAAATACAATGATTCTTTTAATCCTTCTGCGGCATTACGAACTGTGTTGTCTTGAATGATTTGGTTTGGTGTCAATGCCATTTGTAGTTTAACACCTGAATTACCAGCACTCATAACTTCTGGATTGAATACATCCTGAGGTGTAGTCATACCAATCATGGCCATAGTATCTTTTTGTATGCGATTCATACTTGTTTCCAAGAAGTTTAAGTTACCACTTGGAGGAGGAATTTGGTAAATGTCTTTGGCTGGATCAAACTTTGAATCTAAAATAAAGATAGCGGCTTCGCCATCCTGTAACATTTCAAAGTCTAACTTGTCTGGCTTAACACCAATACGAGGAGTTGCTGTTAGCAAGCCCAATTGAATTTCAGCACGAGCAGCCGATGTTGAATATTCCTGCATTGGAATAACTGACTCAGCAATACTCATTCCGTAGAAGTTGCCTGGCAGTGGTTTTGGACACATGTTAGCCACAGGAATAAATTCTACTTCTCTGGCACTGATAATATATGAACCACTGTAGATTAATTCTACTAGTTCCATTTCACCATCACCATCAATGTCATACTTGTTCCATACTGTGACAATACTAACTTGTCTTGAATCTGGATCTGCTGAAGCGGCACTACTAACTGGAATACCCATAACTGGCACTGAATCACGAGCGTGAATAGCCAAGTTGTTTAATACGCTACCTGCTTGATACGCACCATTCATGTTGTATTCAGCAAACTGTCTAAAGTTTTCTAAGTCACCATTTAAGTCTGGATATAACTCAACTGCTTCTTGAATAGTCATTGGATCATAGTAACCACAGAATGGTTGATCCTTCATTTCAGGCACAGTAGGATCGCAGATCCAATAGTGTTGAGCAATAGGGTGAAACTTGATGTTAATGTTGTAGCCAGTTACTTTATATTTGGCTTTGTAAATTGTGTTGCGAGACATTGCTGAAGCAATGATTTCTTCTTGACCAGTGACTTGGCTGTTTAATACTTGTGCTTGTCCTGAAGCCAATTCTGCGTAGTTGTCTTCGTCATCCATGTTACGCATACTTTCAATATGCTTGTCCATTAACTCATTGCTGAGTTCTTGTTTTTGTGCTTCCAATAATTGTTTGATCTCAGCCATGGCCTTGTCCATCATTACATTTATTTGGCGTTTGCTCTGTCGTAATGTTGTTAGTCCTGATTCAGCGGCTTGTAGTTCAAATGCTTTTAGTTGTTCATTGGTGCCCTGTGTTTCTACATAACGAGTAACAAGTTCACGCACTGGCTTGATCATCATCATACCATTCTTGTGCATACAAGCATCCATGACCCAACGCTCTAGAATAAAGTGAGGATCATTCATTTGGTTAACAACTTTGCTGACCATGTTAGTTGCTTGTCTTGCGGCTTCTTCGTCAAACTCACCATCTGCTACGAATTCAAAGTTGATTTCGCCATTGGGCATAAGTCCTTTGGCAATAACTGCTGTGGCATAATCAACGATGGGTTTAACAGTGGGGTGAATATAGTCAATGCCGTTTACAGGAGCAGTTGAATCTGTAACTGCTAGACAGAGGTAGTGGTAATCGCTGGCTCTGTTAACAGCGTTCTTTGTGCCTAAATAGCGCAAGTAACTTGCCATTTTGACATCCATTTGATTTTTCATACGCACAAAAGTAGCATTAATCTTTTTGTTTTGATTAATGTCTTGCACGGGAATATTTTTAATATCTAGCATTGTTGTTTAGCCCTTTAGATAGTATTATTTAGCGTTTTCTTTAGTAGGCTCTTTAGGCTCTTTAGGCTCTTTAGGCTTTTCTTCCTTATGATCCCGCTTGCCAAATATAGCGTCCCAGTTGTCGCGTATCTTTTTGACATCTTCTCGACGACGATTGCTGCCTTTACTCATTGTAAATCTCCGGGTAATATTATTCTAGGACGATTTAGTTCATCCTGTAAGTTGCAGGCATGGCATACAACATGTTCTGCGTCCTCATCATCTAGTTCATAGACTGTGTGAGGAGTCATTGCTGTCATTGCGGCTATTTCAAATGCTCGGCTGTGCTTTTCACACAGGATCATTGTGTTTTCTTCTATTGCACATATAAATTTAGGCTGGGTCATGTGGTTTCTTCCATGCTGGTTTATTACTGTAATCTTTGATGACATATCTGTCACGCTGTGCTCTCATTCTGTCTGCTGGTGTTTTATTATCCCAGGGCTCGGCGATTCCTTGTAAGCAAGCCAACAAAGCATACCTTGCTGAGTCTATGCAATCATCGGGGTCGCTGAAACGACCTTTTTCATCTACGAAATAATTCTGTGCTTCATTAATGAAGTTGGTGCAATTCTCATTGACCATTAAACTACCTACTTCTAACATTTGTCGCATTTGGTTGATACCATATGCTTTGTGGTTAGTAATGCGACCTTGATTGTCGGCGGGATTCATAATTGCTTTTTCATAAACATTAAGTTCGTATTGTTCGAATAGTTCTCTAATACTATTACTGCTCATAGTGTATCTTCCTTGTGTGCTGGCATCAGCAGGTAATACAATAGGAGTGCCAAATACTTCTGGACGAAGCAAGTGATTTATATATTGAGTGGGCACAGCCTCTTCAATTCCTTGAACAACTATTTGTCTGTGTAGAAAAGCAGTTCGTTCATATGGATCCCAATACATTAATGATATCACCGTTTTATCATTTACTAAACCCAAGTCCAGTGCTATAACTCTATGTATGTTCATCATACGAGTAAAGTCATATTCACCAGATTTATACAATGGCCAGTTGCCCAATTGGAATACTGCGCCTTTGCCCATAACTGGTTTACCAGCAATACGGGCTTCTCGTTCATGTGGTAGATAATCTTTTTCTAACTGTCGTCTTGTAGCGGCAAGTAGAAATGGTTCTCCCCATGGACTATACTCTGGAACATCATCCCATGACACACGAATGTATTCATAGCCTTCTTCGTTGTTCCAAAACTTACTTACAAGTCCGTTAAGACCCTTGAGCGGTGTAAACGAACATAGAACTTTACCCTGCGTGGTAGCAGTTCGCGTAACAATCTCACTGAAAAAGTCGTCGGGTGGTTGTTCATCAAATACTGCTAGGTTAAGTTTGAAACCTTGGAGTTGGCGAACTTCCTGAGTGTAGTTAGCAAATAGTAGATAACTATTGCTACCACTAGTATGTTTAATTTCACAGCCAATGTTATTAGCACCATCATTACGCATAGTGTCAGTGACAATGCAATTACGAGGTATAGCACCTGTGCCAAGATTTTCTGTAATTTTAACATCCTGTGTTCCTAGTAATTCATTTTGTAATACCAATGCGACCTGACTCCAACCCTCTCCGGCTACCATGGCAGTGATAGGTGTTGTGAATCTATAACCTTCCCACCAATCCGGATATAATCCAGTTAAGTGCATGGCAGTTTCATAACAAGTGCTAACTGTTTTACCAACCCTGTTGGCAGCAAGTATTCCTCTACGATCACTACCACCTGTTTTGAAAAACTGCTTTTGATGTTCAAACGGTCTAAAGTATTTAAGTTGATTGAACTTCATATCGTCGGCTACTACAATACTTAAATCCATTAACTGTGTTTTTAATGGACCAGGTATTGTTTTAATTGCTTCAATGGTTAGATCATGTTCATCTACTGCCCAACGCAATGCTCTGGACATTAATACATCATTGCCCAGCATTACATTTGCCTTAGTTTATTGGCTGCTAGTTTTGTTTGAAGATAATCAACAAACTGTTCAATTTCTTCTGTGCAGAGAATCAAATGTATGTTTAGATCTTCTTCATCATCTGTGTTTAATCTAAAATGTAGTTCAAACTCGTCAGGACCAGTCCAAACTCCGCCTATGTCTACTGCGCTTGTTTCATTATGAGTTAGGTTAAACATTGTTTAATCTTTCTTTAACAGTATAAATGTCTAATATTGCTCTAGCCATGTGTGCTAGTTCGTCAGGGTGCATCTTCCAAGTAGTTGGACTGTCTAAGTCTACACCATCACGCTTGTCTAATCCTGCTTGTAAGCGTTCTGTTAACAAGCGTAGTATGTGTTCTAATTGGCCGGGAAACTTTTCAGCAAAAGCCACTCTATGTGACGCATTGACTTTTTGCATTATCATTGTGTCACTGACTTTTGCCTGCTCAGTAGCGCGACGGATTTCTGCGTCGCGGGCTGTCATTTGTCTAAGTCCCAAACATTGGTAAGAACATTATCACCAAGACTGATAAACTCTCTGTCAATCCATGTGTCCCATTGATTGCTGTTGTTTACTTTGAAACTCTGCATCAGCGCACGAAGTTTACGACCCTGTGGTGTTAATGTGCCATCATTGCGAACAACTGTTTGTTCACCTGTTCTTGGATCAACCCATTTGATAATCTCAGGACGCTCACGACCATACTTGTCTAGTTTGATACCATGTGGGCGTTGATCAATTGGTCCAACGATTTCATAACTGATTTCACCTGTTTTGTATTTGCGAAAGTATACACTTACTTTCTTATCCTGCATTCTATATTCAAAGTCAGTGTGTGGGATAGCGTTGCTGACAAAGATGTTTTGCATTTGATTTGAGTCTGGTAAATGCTTGTCTCTGGTTGGCACTGGTTTTAATTCTTCTACTGGAACTAGTTCAGTTCTATCAATGTATGGATTGTCTCCGCCTAAGAACTTTGGGTCAACTTCTTCACCATTTAATACATCCATGGCTACTTGATACTTTAGTTTATTGGCACGACCTTTTAAGTTTAGGACAATCCCCGTTTCATCAAATACAAATCTCTCAAGTTCTTTGGCCGTGGGAAAGTCAGTCATTAGACCTTCTAAATCAAAGTCAGCATTGCTAGTTGACTTAGGCACTATGCCAGCAACTTGTTCGGCTACTTCAATTATTTCTTCGGATGTTGGGGATGCAGATTCGTCCCAGGGATTCTCCACCTGTGCTGTTGCAGGTGGACTTAGTTTTTTGCTCATTTCTATTCCTTAATTTTCTATGCTATAGTAAGACTATTGTCCTACTGTGTTATTTAGTATGGACTGGTAGCACCTAGAGCACCTGTTCTACTATTTGTAGATCTAGGTGTGCTCTTTGGCTTAACTGGTTTGCGTGGTGCTGGTGGTTTAATCATCTTTGGCTCTTTTGCTGGGGCTTTATGCTTGGGCTTAGCCTTGGACATTATGGGTTTTTTAGTAGGCATCAAAACTTATACCTTTACCGCCTTTGCCGCCACCCGGAGTGTATCCACCACCGCCGCCGCTACCTGGATATTGTCCGCCAGGCATTTGCATCTTTTCAATTTGACTAAATGCTTCATTCATACCATCAATACTTTTACGCATTTGTTGATAGTATTGCTGATTGTCTTGACCTTGTGGCATTTGGCCCATGGGCGGTTGTTGGTAACCTGGTTGCGGATCATCAATTTCAAGGGCTGGTCCACTCCAATAGCCAGGCTCTGGCATTTTAAATTCACCCGTTTGTGGTCCAAACAAATTATTGCCAATCACATTAGCACCAATGGTGCCTAGGTTACTGCCACCTGTCATGCGATTAACACCAGGGGCAATAACATCGTTTAACATGCCACCAAAGAATGCTGATCCCATGATTACTTCTTATACTTACTTGGTAACTTGCTACCATTAGCAGTTGGGTTAGCAGCCTTACCTGTTTTTTCATGCAAGCCTTCTAATGCTGGATTAGTTTTACCTGCTTGTCCGCGTCCACGCATTTCAAGTGCGTCTGTGATCATACTGGCTAACTTAGACTTCTCACCTGAACTTGCGCTTTTCTCTGCTACATATGTGTCACGCTTTTTCATTGTGCCAGCATTGCCTGTAGTAGGTCCACGCTTTTGGTTAATCTCTTTGTTACCTTGTGGGTTAGTTGATTTCATTTTGTTTTCCTTTTATACTAATTGTATTGGTGGTAATTCTTGTAATATCACTCTTACATTTGATATTTGTGCAGGACAACTAAATGTATCGCTACCTGCTGGCGGAAATACAACTAATTTAACTTCAGTGGCTCCTGCTTCATGTGTTGGAATAAACATAGTTTGCAATGGAGTATTAACTGCGGCAATATCTCCTGAAGCAGTTGTATTTGGTAATACTGCTCCTGTAGAATCGCACCATGCATAAGTTGCTCCTGCTACATTACAATTCAATGTTGCTGATAATATGTATGGAATATTGGCATCGTATAAATTAAATCCAGCAAATGGTTGTCCTTCAACGGGTCCTTCTGGAATAATACTTGTGCCATTAGATTCATTAATGTTATAAAACAATACATCTGTTGCGCCGAGTCCTTGATAAAATGGAACTCCATCTACGCCTTCTCTCCAACTATCAGTATATTCTACAGTAAATAAATTTTGTGTTTCAGTATTTGGAGTTGCTGATACAACTGCTATAATGTTTGCCATAATATTTTTCCTTTATCCTACTAATGTTACTGGGGTAACATATACTGCTACCGAACTGGCTGCGCTGGCTGCATAATAAACTGTTTGAAAGGCTTTACTACCTATCACTTGAATAAATTCTGTTTGGCCTGGACCAATTACTGTGCCTGCTGTGGCCACTGATAAAACTGTTAACTGTGCGTTAAAAAACACAGGAACTGTTGCGCTGGTGTTTGTTACCTTTAAGAACAATGGTGTTTGTCCGCCACTTAAATTGCCAGTTACTTCTGCTGTAGTAACATCACCAGTTGCTGGTGTTGAATCAGCGGTTACTGTAATTACTGGACCGGCTAATTGATATGCGCTCATCGTTGATTCCCTTTAGTTGGACCACGACCCATGTTGATACTGTTTTCGTTGCCCTTGTAATTTTGTGTGGCTTTTGGATCCCATGCTCTTGTAGTAGCAAAGCGTCCACCACCGCTGGTGCGAACTTGTTCACCACGATTGATGTTGTCACGCACTGAACCTTGTGCTGGTAATGTTGGCACTACTCTAGCATCTGGATATGTTCCATTGTCATCACTTTTGTTACCAACTGTTGGTCCACGACCTTTGTTGATTAACGCATCGCTGTTAGTTTTCATGTGATGATTGCCAGCGAATCTGTTTGTGCCGCGGCTATAACCTGGACTACTTGTTCCAGTGGCTGCGTTAAAACCAGAAGTTGCTTTTTGATCTCTTGCTTCTTTCATTTTAGTTTCCTTTTTTTGCTAGCCTCTTAACGGCATAGTATTATTTAGCGTTTTCTAAGCCAGCCAATTTAGACAATGCGTCGGCGAATGCTAGTTTTTTGGCTTCAACAGCGTCTGCGCTGTCTGTTACTTCAATCTTTGCCAATGTATTCATTACTTTGTTTAGGATCAAATTGTGATACTTTAGCAACAACTGTTTGTCATGACTGTCTCTGGCTGCTAAAAAGTCTTGAACTAATATTGTTTCGTAGTCCTGTCCTCGAGTTTGACTTTGAACTTGTGCTAACAAACCTTCGATTGTTATGTGGCTCTTACTGCCAGGCTTACGCCCAGCACCAGGACGGGCACCGCCGTTCTTGCCTTTTTTCTTTTCTATTGTTTCTGTCTTTTCCATACTATTATTTATTTGTATTTTATTAAGTTAAATACTTGATTGAAAGGAATCGCAATGCATTATACTTGGACAAAATGTAGCACCGCCGACAGCGGAGACTTAATGGCACTTAGCCTAATGGTTGAGTTCGAAGTCAATAAAATATTCAACTTTAATCCTAATGTTCTAGCACATAACATCGTGTTAGGCTTGGTAAATCAATTTTATACTGGCAGTAGTGATCTTATCTGTGGCGTTAGAGACAAAGATAATAAACTAATGGCTTATACATGGGCTAAGACCGGAGAACAAACCATATGGAGCACCGAACAAGTCATGAGCATCCGCATGGCGCATGTTGATCCTACACTTAGTTCACGCACACGCATAAAATTACTAGAGGATATGTTAGATATTTGGACTCGTTTCGCACAACTAACTAACACACCTGTTATTGCCAGTAGCACATTACGCAATGAGCAACAGGCATTTCTAAAACTACACCAACGACGCGGTTATATCATTAAAGGTAGCACCGCATACTTAAGAGTAGACTTATCACATAAGCCTACTACGCTATTTGATAACCCGACACAAGCCACTCCTGCCAATTAGTTGATACCTAGAGTAGAAACAGGCAAAATAACTCTAGTTCTTGATGGGGTTCCGACCTGTTAACTTTAATCTTCTAATGTAGATTTCAACATCCATATGAACTTAGCCAATGCTAAGATTCTATCCTGGGCGTAATTGGCAATCTCTTTATGTTCTTCTTCATCTGCTACTGTCATCAGTTCTTCATAGCAGTCTTTTAATGTTACTAAGTCATCATAGACTCTGCTTAACAATACATCAGCCTTACCTTCAATGATATCAGTGGTAATCTCACTGGTATCTAATACACCATATATGTCACAGGGCATGAACTCATCTATACTGCGTAGTAATTCACCTATAACATCAATTTGATCTTGTAAATCTTCGTAGATACCGCCAAGCAATGTGTGATCACTTTGGAAATTGCGTCCCACTATGTTTACATGTGCTACATGGCTGCGAAAATACGCAACAAAGTTATCGTTGAATACTTGTGTTAGTTGTAATGCTGTGGTCATTGTGCCATCCTTTTCTTTTCTTCTTCTTGTCTCTTCAAGTAATCTCTATATGCGTTGATAGCACCTGTGCCAGCACCTACTGCTGTGCCTAATATTGGGAATGGGCTTGCGGCTGCTCCAACACCGGCAATACCAGCGCCTAAGTAGTCGCCTTGCTTGGCTCTATCATATGCATCATAAGCATTTAATACTGTGCCTGCGCCTGGTAAAACACGCCCTGCCATTTTACCAACATTACCCATCATACCTGCGCCTGGCAAGTTTTGAATCTTATTGGCAGCGGCTGCTTGCACTCTACTAGACATGCTCGCTGGCTGTGTAGCAGGATTAACTGGCCCCATTGGAGCAGTCGGAGTTGCGCCTGCCATTGATCCAGGACCGGGAACAACTGGACCAACCTTGCCTGGCATATTGCCTGCTTGTGCTGCCATCTTAGCATCAAAGCGTTTCTGGATACCTGCTTGTCTTATTTTTTCTGCTTCTAATTCTTTGGCTTTGCCGCTTTTATACATTGCACCAGCACCTAACGCACCGGCACCTAAACCACCTAATGCTACCTTGCCAGCATTTTCTGCCAGCACTACAGGAGCCACAGTAGCAAGATCGCTGATTATATTACTTTCTCTTGCTCCAGTTGGAACACCTGCGGCTTCTGCTTGACTTAATGTGTCACTGGGTTTGGTAACATCGATCTCTGGCAATGATTGATCTGTAGTCTGTGTAGGAGCATTACCTAGACTTGGTTGATTGGCAGCAAAGTCTCGGATATCATCATCTGTATATCCTGCGGCTTTTAATTTTTCAATTTGTTCTTGATTCATATTATTGTCCTATTACTGCTGCCATGGCCGCTCTGCGAGCATTTGCTGTTTGGTAATTCCACTTGTTAGTGGCCGCATCATACTGTGGAGCAGGGTATGCTTCAAACGCACGGAACACGCGATCTCTATATGCTTTAATTGCTTCTGGACTTGCAGTTGATGCTGGAGCCTTACCCATAACATCGAATCTGGCTTTGGCAATTGCTTGATATTCTTTAAGACGCATGGCTTCTTGTTTTTGCCACGCTGAATTAAATTCGCTGGTAGTTTTAATCTGCGGATTGTCTTGCAAAAATGCTTGCTTACTGGCTGCTAAGTCGCCGTTGAACTGACTGCGATGTAAACCAGCCATAGCGGCATAAGCAGGTATGCGATCCACATTACCCACATTGGCCTCTTTGTTGGCACGCTGTTCAGCATCACTAACTGCACCAGGGCCGGCATTGGCACGCAGAGTTTTAGCGTTAACCACTGTGTTCAAGTTAACAAATTCTTGTAATGCGCCTTGTTCACTTTCAGTTAGTTTGTTCATTACTTGGCCTAGGTCATCGGCAAGTTGTTTCTTTTCTTCGGCACCATACGCACCACTGACAGCATTAATCATAATGCGGCGGGCTTGATCATATTGAGTGCCTTGTCCATTTAGAATGTTAACAACACTTGGATTGCGTTTTACAATATCTAACTGTTGACGACGAGCATTAGATACTGCTTGTCCATCACTACTTGTTTGTCCAACTGCTGGCTTAGTTTCTTTAACATATTCTTTTTGTTCTGTAGTCTGAACTTCACTGGCTGATTCACGGGCAAGTTTATTTTCTGCGTCTATGCGCTTCTGTGCGTCAGGTGTAATACGCCCTGTAACACTTGTGCCTGGCGCAACTGGCGCTACTGCTGTAGGTGCTTGTCCTGCAACCGGAGTAGGAGCAACTGGTGCTGTAACTTTGCCTGCTTGTGGTGCAGCCGCTGGTGCTTGTCCGGGTTGTTGTCTTTGTGGTGCTTGTCCAATGTCAGGACGATCAATACCCATGCGACTTAGTTCATCATCTGTTAAGTCTGGCTCACCACGGTTAATAGCGGCTTGTCTAAAGTCAGCAACTGCTTTGAGTTTACTGTCATAATCGAGTTTTCTAATACTGTTGGCAAAACTTGTAGCATCGTTTTCACGCTTGAATGCTTGCTTGCGTTCATCTGCTGTTTGACCAGCAACATCACGCACACGAGTTAACTTAGTTGGATCACCTTTATATACTTCACCAGTAACAATGTTCTTAGTAACAAGATTACCTTGTTTATCACTTTGGCTACGATAAATGTTGCCTTCTTTATCTTGGAACTGTTCAGCACTTGTGCTTACTTCACGCTTGCTGCCACCTTGACCCACAGCATTGACTAATTCTTCTGCTGATAACTTCTTACCAGTTTCAGAACTATAGCCTTCTAATGGTGTGCCATTGGCAGCAACTTTGACCATATACGCTTTACCATCTGCACCTGTTACAGTTTTCTCTGTGCCCAAACCTAGTTTAGCACCTTCTGCTTGTGCTAGACCTTTTGCGCCAATGGCAGCATAAAAGATTGCTTTGACCCACGATCCGCCTGTGGTCTTTTCACGCATGGCTTTAGCCAATTCAGTTTCACTCATTGAACTAACTTTTTCCTGTGCGTTCTGCATTTCACGCTGTTGTGTAATCAAGTCTGCGGCACGGTTACGAGCACGATCCTTCATCCAATCTGGAGCATCACTGTCTGTGCTCAACTTCATTAATGCGTTAGGATCATTTTGATCGTTTTGATAACGCTCTATGTATGGTTTACTTTCACCTTGTGTCTGTGCCATACCTGGAACACGAATGCCTTGACCAGCATTACCACCTTCCATAGCAGGTTGTGCTTGTGCGGCTTCTGGACTAATGGGTTCTAATTTTGGCTTTTGTGTTGGCATACCACCTTGTTCGCCTTGAACTAAGTTAGTAGCACCACTGGCTGGAGCGGCTTGTCCGCCTAAGCGTTGATCTACAATGCGTTTAACATTCTCAACACCACCATTGGCACGAGCAGCCGCTTCACTGATCTGTCCTGTTTTAAGATAATCACTGAGTCCTTTAGCACCTAAGAAATGAGCAGCCGCTAAATTGTTTTGTGTAGGCTCAACACCATATGCTTGTAAGTATTTTGCGTTTTGCTGTGTATAAGCATTTTGAGCAGCCGTTTGTTGTTCTGGTGTAGCCTGTGTAATGTCTGCGGGTAAACTAGGATCAGCACGACGAGCATCTTCATAGCCCGCTGTAGTCATTCCATATGTGCCGTATGCACTACCTTTACTTCTGTCATGATAACCAATGTCAGGACGAGCACCTGATTCTTGTTGTGCTATACTGGCATTATAATCTGTAGGTGCTACTGGTTGTATTTTACCAGCAGGTATTTCTCTTGTAGACTTTACTGTGCGACTACCATCACCATATTCAACTATTTCTTCTTTACGACTTACTTCACTGGCAAGTTCACTTTGTTCTTTTTGTGCTCGCTCTAATTCACGACGCAGTTCTTCTTTGCGCTTTTCTTCTTCTTCAAAGTCATAAGGACTTACAGGCTGACTATAACTTTCGTCGTAGCCTGTGTAGTTACCCATTTCATCATATGCCATGTTTTATTCCTTATGCAAATAAGCCGATAATATCTTTTAGGCCTGGATTCTTCGTTTCAGTTGTGCCCTGCTGTCCTGGATACTGTGGAGTATACAATTGACTTGGTGTTAGACCCAGCATCTTACCTTTTTGGCTCATCCAATCCATTGGACGCTCTGCGGCACCTAACTGTGTGCTCTTGGCGCCTAGGCCACCTTGTAAGTAGTTTCCACCAAGTTGTCCTAGGCTTTGTCCTGCTTGTAATCGTTGTTGATTTAAGTCACGCATAACACCTGCGGCTGCCTGCATCTGTGCGGCTTGGTTAGCACCTGCGGCCTGTGCGCCTGCCAGTGCTTGTCTGCTTGAACCTAACTGCCCTGCTCCACCAAACTGTGCGCCTTGGTTAGCCATGTTCTGCATATACTGACCTTGAATAGGATTCATTGCGGCAGCAAACTGCTCTTGTCCAAACTTAGGATCAAAGAACTGACTAAGACCACTTACACCTGTTCTTGCGGCACTTTCGCCTGTTTCACCTAGTGTTTGTCCAACTTGTCCAGCATAGCCAGCAAGTCCTTGAGCAGCCTTGGTCATACCTGGCAATGCTTCGTCATAGGTTCTACCTACATCTTTTTGATAGTCTTTCCATGCAGGCATGGTTACATCTTTTTTGAACTTTAGTGTTTCAGCAATGTCTTCCGTCATGCCTGGCACATAGTTTACATCTTTTTCTGTTGATCCTTTTAAGATATCACTCATAGTAGTCGTCCTTTAATCTAATATTTAGCGTTATTTTACGCTAGGCCTTTGCTCTTTAAGAATGCTTGAGCCGCTACAGGATCTAACATTTGTAAGTATGCTTGCTCGCCAGGCGTTAAACTTGCTGTATTTGGTTGGCCATTAATGATACTCATTGCTTGTTGCATGGTCATTGGCTCTCCAAATGTTTGTAATCCCCATGCTGTCTTAGGAGCATCAGGAACATCATTCCATTTATTGGCATCAAACTTACTGCCAGTTTGTAGCGCACGGTCGCCCCAGAAAAACTTGCTTTGAGCATCATTGGTTGTTTTGTAAAATGGTGTAGTTTCAATCATACCTGGATTTAGATACTTGCCGCCGCCTGTTTGTGGTCCTGGCACAACCGGCTTTATTGGAGGATTTACAGGAGGAACTACTACGCCATCTCCGCCACCGCCATCGCCTCCTCCACCATCTCCACCATCTGTATCTCCGGCATCATCGCCATCATCTGAATCATCACCGTCGTCACTGTCATCACCATCATCCGAATCATCCGAATCATCACCATCATCAGCATCTGCATCTGCATCTGAGTCTGCATCGGCATCTGAGTCTGCGTCACTATCGGCGTCAGCATCTGAGTCAGCATCTGCGTCAGCATCGGCATCAGCATCCGCGTCTGAGTCAGCATCAGCATCAGCATCTCTATCAGCGTCACTATCGCTATCACTATCGGCGCCAGCATCCGCATCAGAATCTCCGCCTATGCCACCATCGGCATCACCTGCGTCACCTGCGTCACCTGCGTCACCTGCGTCACCTGCGTCACCTGCGTCTCCACCAGCACCTCCACCTGCGTCACCTGCGCCTCCACCAGCCCC